TCCTCTTTCAGCATCATGCCACATCCTATAAAAGTGATTCATACCACGAGGAGTGGAAACAATTATAACTTTAGTGCTAGTTCCAGAAGAAATTGTAGGATATACAGATGCAAAGAAATCATCTGCTACGTGATTCGGAACAAAAGCAAACTCATCAAGGAACAATATGTTAAAAGACATACCCCGAACTGCAGATGCAGAAGTAGATGCTGCTAATATTTTTGACCCGTTATCTAATTCTAGTGAACCTTTGTTCCATGCTATGATACCCTGCTGCATCCATTTTGGTAGATTCTCATATGCAGTCTGTAATCTACCAAGTAGATCCATTGCAATTTTTGCTTTGTTTGCAAGAATGCCTATATTAACACTATCATTGAAGATCGCATAGTGTAGAAGATAAGATACCACAGTAGTAGATTTACCAGTCTGTCTTGGCATCTTGCAGATATTAAACCTGTTTTCATGAAAGTTTCTTACTAGTTTTTCTTGAAAAGGATATAAATCAAATGGAACTAAACCTTCATCGAGTGATACTATCTTTATATATTTTTTTGCAAAATAAACTGGATCATCCTTACACTTTAGGAACTCTATAATATTCTCTTCAGAGAACTCTATCGGTGTATTTGCTTTTTTTAAATTAGGATTTCCAAGATATACATTATCAACCATAATAATTAATCCTTAGTTTTCTTTTTCATCGCATTGATGAATTTTCTGTAGACTGCTGCCTCAGAGGTTTTACCCATTTCTCTTGCCCGTTGTT